GTTTTCCCACCCGTCAGCACCTTCAACCATTGCTTCTCCCCATTTTTGCAATAGCTCGTAGTCGCTTTCTGGTATTCCAAGTATTTTCCCTATAACCCAAACAGGAAGTGGTTGAAGTAATGTCTGAACGATGTCAAAAGACTTATCAACTTCGCATTCCTTAAGTGAGCTACGGACAAATTCTCTTATCCATTCTTCGTACTCCTGCATCTTCTTGGGAGTAAAAGCTCTCTCTACAATGCTCCTCTGAACTCTGTGTTCAGGGTCGTCACAGTCAATCATGAAAGGCTGAGGTATGGAATTTGCGCGAGCCCCAAGTGAACTTGTAAATATTTCCGGGTTCCTAAAGGCAAAAAGTATATCTTCATGCTTAGTTAGAACGTAGGTATTGGTCTTTTCATCTTTGCAAATAGGTTCATTCAGACGTAAATATTTAAATTTTTCGTAAGGTTCATTGTAGAAAGATTTATCGAAGAAGTCCATAGTGAACACTATACCTTGCGCCCTCGGTACGATTCGAACGTACGACCTGCGGATTAGAAGTCCGTTGCTCTATCCCCTGAGCTACGAGGGCATTTTATCTGTTGTGAAGTTATCTTTTTTTGTTTAATTTATGCAAGTAAATAGTTACTGCAAGATTCAGGATTCCTATTGACCACCCAATGTAGTATCTCATTCCTGTATTCCATTCTTTTATGCTTGTATTTTTATATATTACTTATATGCGTTAGCTTTTCAGACAATACTGCTTCAATAGTTTGAGCATTTATGTTTATTCCAGCAGCAACAAGAGGATTTATTAGCTTTGAGGAATCTTTGCTCCATTCATCATAGTCGAGCAGTATACAGTTATTTCCGAAAATTCCAGAATTAAACCCGTTAATAATCCACTGGCGCCGATTTCTAATTTCATTTATTGAGTCATCCCTGAACTTCCATATTGAAGAACGAGAACACTCCTCAGGGTCTCTGATATTTAGTATAAAAAGAATGTCTGGGAATAGTCTCCTTATAAAAGCTATTTCACTGTTTGCTACTTTTTCATCAGGGTAAGAAGAGATGAAATTTTCCTTCCATCCAATATTTGGTGAATGGACTACTCCAAGCACGTGTCTTACGTAGACCGCCTTTATGTAACTCATTACGGAATCAACATCGACTTCATGTGCCATGAACACGGGGTTCCTGTCGTCATCCATTGGTATATCCGGAAACAATGATTCAGGAATCGATGTTTTTGCATCAATCAAGCTTTGCACGAATGCGTGCATGTGGTTTATGGTCATTGGTTTTTCACCAATGCACTTAAAGTTGTCGCTGGTATTTATGGCTCTCTGAATTACCGTAGAGCCAGTTCTTGGATATGAAAGCACTGTAAAATACATATTGAGCCCAATCTCGGGATTGAACCGAGGACCTTTCGCTTACAAGGCGAGCGCTCTACCACTGAGCTAATTGGGCGGAATTCTAAGAAAATCTTGTTAGTGGAACATTCTTATCTTTAGGCTTTATGTAAGTTGACCAATCTGGAACCATTGTCTTATCTGGTGTTTCTGGTTTGTAGTTGCCACTTATACACATTCTGTTTTCATCACTTAAATGCCTATCGGTATAGTGGTCTAGGAATGAATTAAAGATTATCAGTTTCCCAGTGACGGCAGGAACAACGATTCTGTTCTCCATACCGTTGCAGTATTGTGCGACAAAATGCAGATTCGCCCCATCTTTTGGAGCGTGAGCGTAGTATGCGATTGAGTAATACTCTTCTGGGTGTAATTGGTAATTGGTTTTATGATTGTGTTGCGGCATGGTCATGAGTTTGCTCATTGTGTACATCCATATTTCGCGACAACCATCGGCTTGCCAGCAACAGCATCTACCCTCTTGCTTATCTCGTCCTTTAACTTTTCAGACTCTGGACCAGCAGAAGGGAAGCTCATATCCCAGTCATAGACGTCACTCAATTTAGAAGTTATATTAGAATAAAATTTATTTAGTTCAACAATAAGTTTCTCATTATCAATTTCTGTAATATAGGACTCAAAAATACTTTGCTTTACTAGTGAGATTTCTTCTATTTGCATTTTGTCACCCTAAACTATGATTGGAGAAGTAATTATTGGCCTATCCCAATATACCGACCAGTCCGCATTTGGCTCGATATTTGGGCTTACTGGCTCTAGGTTCATACTGACGACGAGACGTGGCTGACTAACCTTTTGGCGCGCGGTCATATGTGTCATATATGAGTTAAATATTACAAGCATGCCTACCAATGGGGTGACGGCGTGCATTCTCTGCATCACTCCGCACCATTCAACCAAAAAAATTAACTCAGCTGACCCCTCGGGGGCTTCTGGATAATAGGCGACCGAGTAATACTCGGAAGGATGAGCATGAAGATTCGAGTGATGGCTGTGAGCAATTACACTTTGATTTTCAATTAAATTTATTGCCCATATATCTTTAACGAGGTATTCTTTATTTGTCATTTGGTTTATTATTAACAGTATTTCATTTTCTAATTTTTGAATTTCTGGGGTTACTGGAATAATAATGTCTTCGTACTGGACAAAACCTCTACTAATCCATCCGTACTCAGGAGAGTTTTTATTCATGCCAATACCGTAATTATTAACGTCAGCAGCAATCTGCTTATGATTGATATCATCAAGCATTGTCGTGTATATATTTTGAGAAATAACTGGTATTTCTTGTAGTTTTTTATTCATTGCAATGGTGACAGGACTTGGGCCTGTGGGTCCTTGCTTGATGTTTCGTTAGCTTCAATCCATACTCTCGCCCCACATCTATCGGGCTCGTCCGACTGAACTACAGTCGCAGCAACATTACTGCAGTGAGGACAGATTATGTCGAGGCTTTTCTGATGCTTTGAACCCTTGTAGGTTCTGTCGATGATTGCAGCAATTCCTTTTTTGATATTTTGCTGATGTACGTGAATTATGTGTTTCATGCCGTAATTACTCCACGCCTACTGTAGATACATTTTCCATATTGCGCCCCCAGCATGACTTGAACATGCGACCTACAGTTTAGGAAACTGTTGCTCTATCCGCTGAGCTATGGGAGCTAACCATTGCTAGCGTACTGGACAGGCTCCGCCTTCGCAATCCCCAAAGTCAACCATGCCGAAAGATGTTTGAACAAGTGGAATGCTTATGTCAACTTTGCTTACGAGTTTTTCATATGCTTCTTTTGTAATTTCCTCATATGGCGGCAAGGAGAAATTATGGTCTGAATGAAGAAGGAAAGAAACAGACTTAACACTCTTGTCGTAGTTCTTCTCTAGCCATTCCTTAATTGAGGCCAACTCTTCCTTGCGGTAATAGACCGTAACCGAAACTGCATTGTCTGCCCATTCGGTTTGCATTTTCTTTACCCATTCAAGCTGTTCAATTGCTGTCATATCTTTAGCCAAAACAGAGCCTTCTGGGGATTCGCAAGGAAACTCGACAACGTATCTAGTGTGGTCTTCGCGTCCATCAATCCCGATATCCCAAACAACCTTGTAACCACGCTTACGACATGCTTCTACTAATGGGTCGTTTGAACCAAAGCGAACACGTCGTATGTAATGCGAAGCGTATGCTGGGTGTACTCCTGGGGTAACTCCAGGAAGTAAGGAAAGCGTTCCGGATGGCTGAACTGTTGTCATGCGAATTGATTCAGGGAATCCATTCTTTGCTGAATACTCTTTATCCACTTCTCGCAGGTAGGAGTAAACGGGAGATAGCCACGAAAGTTGGTCAGTGCTTGATTGAAGAATTCCAGTAATGCTTTGTCCAAGACGAGCATTTTGACGAACGATATTCGTAGTCTTTTCGTAAGGATAAGAAAGACGAGTTATGTGCTTTTGCGTCATGTAAAGCAAACGTGAAATTTCCTTGAACTGCTCAAGCGACTTGATATTGGGGAGGAATATAGTTGCCAAGTTGCAGGACTCTCCGTCGGCTAGGCCGATTTCTGCACATGGATTAAAACCCTCAATGCTTGGGTCTGGGCGCTTTTCGCCAAGTCTTCCGTGCGAGCGAGCGAGTTTGCGGTTAATCAAGCCATATGGCTCACCAGAGCCGTCATAGCCCTTCCAGAGCTCTCCTGGAAGCTCGTCGTAGCCATCTGCGTAGATTGAGTTATTGCTGTTGGCTCTCCATGCTGGAACCGAACCTGATGACCAATTCTTGGCACGCAAGAAAAGAACGTCGTCAGGGTCTCCCATTGAAATTTGAGCAGAACGGCGAGATGAGCCAGAAACAACAATTCGTCCAATGATATTGCAAATATCGAGCACATCAATAGAGCGGAGTTTCTTTCCAACTCTTCCATCTAGAACTTTGCAGATATCGGCAATGCCGTCAATTAGCGCCCCTGGACCAGATGCTGTCCCACCGAAACCTTTGAGCGGCGCACCGTACTCACGAACAAGGATAGTTGAGTAAGTAAATGATTTGCCAGTCTCAAAATACGACTTGAGAACACTGTGGAGGAGTCTCTTCCAACCGCCACGGCTGTCTGGAACAATGATGTCAGCATCATTGGTGCGCTCATGATTAATTACTACGTTCGGCCTGACCTTGGGCAAGTCATGAATTTTTGAGCGCTCAACTGAAAAGCCAACACCGCCACCAAGCATCAAGTACTCAAACAAGAACTCAAAGTCTTCAACTTTTTCGATGTTAGTGAAGTAGCAGTTATTGAGCGATGCTCCACCAAATTTTTCTACCATTGGTGTTCCTAGTTGCCAAAGAGCGCGTCCACTAAATGAACAGCGTAAATTGAATACATGGTCAAATAACTTTTCAGCTTCTTTTTTCGTATACGGAACGCCAATTGCGTATGCACCGTCGATTACGCGCTGAATTGTTTCTGGCCAAGTTTCGGTTTCCCCATTGTCTTTTTTGCGACTATATGTGCGAAGAAAAACGATTTCACCTAAACCGCTAAATCCCCATGGGGCTGTTTTTTGAGAATACGAATCTACAAATGATTGTTCAAGAATTGTCATAATTTTCCTAGGTGTGTTGTGAATTGATGTGAGTTACAAGCTTAACTTATCACGAAATACAGAAAGAGTCTAAAGTCGTTCTAATTTTTTTCCTGTTTCCAGAGACCGAGCTTTTCTGCCTCGCGCAGTGTAATACTTTTGCCTTTTCTATGGACAAGAACTTTTATTTTATTGAACGGCGTTATCTGACGTTCTTCATAAATATCTTCTTCTATAAGAAAAGTTTGACTATCTATTAATTCTTCCGTATAACCCAACCACGCTATTTTTTTCGGAGGACCGGATTCGCCAGTGCAGTCTCCGGTTTCATGCCCGCAAATTATGCAAGGTTCTCGGTTTGACTCATAAACGTACACATCGTCGTAGATTCTCCTGGATTGCTCCTCACCCCTGCTGCCGGGCTCGTTGCGAAAAATGCTACTCATCTAAGAATTGTACACTAGAAAAATTCTTGTATATAAAATCCGTTGTGAGCTATGACTGCTCTTAGTTCGTCATAGGCTTCTGGTTGGACTTCTTGTTCTGGACTCTCGGCCAAGACTGATTCCAGCATTATTGGGTACTTAGAGTTTTTTAATACTTTTTGAGCTTTTGTTGGATATATGAGCATCTCAAACCAAGTCACTTCTCTGCCCAATTGGTATGTGTAGGGAAGGGCGACTAGGTTTACCTCGATGGCGTTATCAACTATCTCCGCATGGGTCAAGGTTATGCACTCCTCCACCCCGGATTCTGGGTCAATGTAAGCTTTGGATAACTCTGTGTTTGGAATACTTTCTGGGTCCATTGAGCAGTAACCTTCGGCTACCATCGTTATTGCTGTTACTCCCCAGTATCTCCTTAGTATTGAGCAAAGAGCCCCACTTTTGCGCAATCTTTCGTTTGGCGGCAAAAGCATTGTTTCCTTACTCATCTGGCAGACTATGGACATATCGCCTTCGGTCCAGCCCATGAAGTTGAAAGTAAGGTCTTCACCAAGACCGTATTCCTGAACACAGACTATTTTCGCCAATTTTGCGGAGGTCGCAGCAAGCGCTATTTTACTGAAATTATCAGAATATGTGTCCTCCATACGACAACATTAAACTTTATTTAAGCCCCACAGGGGATGTTCCCCAATGCTGGCTTGTCTTCTACTAGCATATTTGGCATGACAGTTAACAAAAAAACACAAACAAAAAAAACTGCTGAGAAAAAAGTAGCCGCTAAAAAAGTAGCCGTTAAAAAAGCTACTCCGCAAAAAGCTACTACTAAAAAAGCTCCAGTAAAAAAAGTATCAAGCAAAAGCGATACGCTTGAAAATGAAATAGGCAAATTCATAGATAAAGATAAAATCGACGAATGGGCAAAAAGCCTGAACGAAGTAGTCGACCGCGAAAAGCTGGAATCTTCAGTGCAGCAGGCTTCGGAAATTGTAAAAGAAACTGCACAATCTATCGATAAGAAAATTTCATTTCTGAAAAGAATTTTTGGTAGAAAACTCAAGTAAAAATATGTCAACAGAACATCGGCGCGCCCCAAAACGCGATGTAGTGGACATATCAAGAGTTGGCTCATGGGGCAACGTGCTGTACCAGCATAAGCTTTCGTGTGGACACATAGAGTCCAGAGCAAGAGCCGCAACTACGAAAACTCTCGCCTGCGCATGGTGCCTTCGTGCTGAAAAAATAAACGTAGAAATGAAATCTCTTTCTGCTCCAGAAGTAGGACTTGTTCCAAAAGAAGAACAGTCCGTAACGGAGTTTGATAGCTACGTAGGAAAATTGCGTGCTGGCATTTCTAATAAGTTTTCAATACCAATTGACGCAATAGACATAAACACTATTGACGTCAACGGATATTTGGTAATAAAAAATGGCGTAGTATTTCTTTCTGCCTCAGACGTTGATAGGCTCGGCAAATCATAACGTAGAGGATTGGGAGAGAGAGTGGAAATTTACGATTCTGTGCCGAGAGATGGTTCCTGCGCAAACCATTCTGTCAACCTATGGTTTACGCCTACAGGGAAGAGCCAAGTATCCAGGAAAGAAAGAAAATTAAGAGCAGACAATGAGTCTGAAGCTAAGAGCATTTGTCTTTCCTGCCATATAAAAACGCATTGCTTGGAATACTCTTTAAGGCATGAGCCATTTGGAACGTGGGGCGGCTTGAATGAAATTGAAAGAGCAGAACTAAGGCAGCAGAGAAAAATAAATCTTTCAAGAGATGGAAGGCTTACCGTTCCTGGTGTTGGGACAATGAACGCTGGCACAGGGTATGTAACTTCAAGAAAAAAGCACAGTTAGCGAGAAAGCATGAAAAGCTCTTCCCCGATAACTCAAAAGGTATTAGAAAAATTAGATGTAGTTAGAGAGACTTCGGCTGGATGGCAGGCTAGGTGCCCATGTAGAGATGACGACTCAAACCCATCACTATCAGTCGCTGAGGGTGTAAGTGGAAATGTCGTCATGTTTTGCCACAGGGGAGCTAGTGCATGCTCATTTGAAGAAATATGCAAAAGCATTGGAATGAGCATGCCTGAACTTATGGGGGAAAAAATCGAAGAGCAAAAACCTAAGCAAAATCAACTGAAATTTGTTAAATCATATGATTACGTTGATGAAGATGGAAAACTTCTCTTTCAAAAGGTTAGATACATAGATGAGTACGGAAAGAAAACATTTCGTCAGAGAAAACCTCTAGCTGGCGGTCAGTGGGCTTACTCGCTTGGAGACATTCCAAAGATTCTTTATAACTTGCCGGCAGTGTTGGAGGCCAAGAAAAATGGTTACTCAATATGGTTGGTTGAAGGCGAAAAGGATGCTGACACATTAATCAGTCAAGGTATAGTAGCCACAACAATGCCCGGTGGGGCAGGAAAATGGCTGGACATACATACCGAGGCACTAAGAGGTGCCCATGTGGAAATTATCGCAGATAATGACGAACCAGGCAGGGACCACGCGCGACTAGTATACGGCCATCTTTTGAAAGCTGGATGTGAAGCAAGCATATGGGTTTCTCCAGTGGCAAAAGACATAACTGAGCACATTTCACATGACGGGCAAGATATTTACACGCTTGAATTTCTTGACCCAAATGAAGCTGAAGCAAGTTATAAATTTGAAAATACAGAAATAGATGAAACAGAGCCAGAAGAACTAATAACAAAAGAAGAAGAAGCTTTAGAAAAAGTTCTTTTAATGCTTCAGCGTGATGACATGAGCATCAAGCAGAAGATATTGAGGGTTGGCTCATTGCTTGATTCCGTATCTAGCGAGAAACCACTTGATGTTGGCAGATTGGTCTCGTGGACCGATTTCATAGAAGAATCTGAAGACGATACTTACGACTGGTTAATTCCCAATCTTCTAGAAAGAGGCGAAAGAGTAATCGTCGTTGCGGCAGAAGGTGTTGGAAAAACAATGCTCGCTCGCCAGGTTGCTCTTCTTTCAGCCTGCGGAATTCATCCATTTACCTACCAGGAGATGAAGCCTCTAAAAACACTTACCGTTGACCTTGAAAACCCAGAACGAATTATTCGACGGGCATCAAGGAAGATAATACTGCAGGCCATGCATAGAAGTAAGATTAAAAAACCTCTATCGGAGCTGTATACAAAACCTGCTGGTCTAGATTTACTGAAAAGCAGCGACAGGGCTCTACTGGAAGAACAGATAGAAAAAACACAACCAGAATTGCTCGTCATGGGACCTCTTTACAAGTCATTCGTTGACCCAGGTGGCAGAACATCTGAAGCAATCGCAGTTGAGGTTGCTAAGTACCTTGACTCAATAAGGGCAATATATGGGTGTGCGTTATGGCTTGAGCACCATGCTCCACTTGGGACCACGATGACAACCAGGGACCTTAGGCCATTTGGTTCCGCCGTGTGGTCAAGATGGCCGGAATTTGGTCTGTCAATAACGCCAGACATGGTTTCCGGGATGCCATACGTCTATGACCTGAAGCACTTCCGTGGGGCACGTGACGAGAGAGAGTGGCCAACGAAGATAACTAGAGGCAAAATATTTCCGTTTGAGGTTTTGGAGTATTCAAAAATCACACTGTAATAGAGTGCTATTGTTGTCAAAGGTGAGCATATGGCTGATGACAAATCAAACAAAATAGTAACTAAAGAGTTTATCCAGGAACGCGATATGCGTATCTTTAAAATGCGCCAGGCCGGTACTTCGACCCAGGAAATTGCAAGAAGATTCGGGATATCAACATCTGCTGCGTCTAAAGCCGTGCAAAGAACACTGGAAAAAATGAATAGGGAAGTCCTGATGGCTTACCCTGAAGTTTTGAGAATGGAACTTGAAAGGCTAGATAGCTTGCAGCAAGCAATTTGGCCCATGACGCAGCACCGCAAAATGACAATGGACGACGGCAATGAAGTAGCGGTTGAACCTGACCTGAAGGCAATTCAGCAAGTACTTTCCATAATGGACAGAAGAACGAAGTTGCTAGGAATGGACCAGGTCAATGTGAGTGTTCAGATGGATGTCCAGTCAAAGAACAACGAAGTCATAAAAGCAACCCTTGCAGGCTCAACCAACGTCGCCGCAGAAGTCGATGCATTCAATCCAGAGACCGAAGCTAGGCAACTTCTGGAACTCATGGGGATATCTGGTGTTCTTCCTCCAGAATCTGTAAAACAGATGCTTGCCGACCACGAAATAGTGGATGCAGAGATAATTGATTACGGAGACAATAATGAGCAGTGACAACAACCTTCACGCCGCAATGGAACGAGCCATGCAGTCCGGTGATATGGGCATCAGACCAATGGCCAAAGAAGACGACGGCCCCATAGGGAAGCAGGTCCTAATAAGGACGACGGACTCAGATAGGGCGCTATGGAAAGAGGCTGCATTGGCAGAAGGCGTGACTCTTTCGTCTTGGATAAGGACAAATTTAAACAACGCTGCCAAAACCCTCCTAGAGTGCGAACACCCTGCAAATATGACCAGATTCTACCCATGGGCCACTATTTGTACGAAGTGTGGCAAGAGACTCGTTAGTTAAGAACTACAATATATACATGCGCGAAGAGGATATATTTTATGTTGAACAATCCTCGCGTGCAGTCCGTCGCGACCTCAAAATCAAGGCTGCATCCAGAAAGCTTGGGGCAAATTTAGGTTCTGTTTCAGGGAAAGCCCCCAAGAAAATGGTTCCATTTGACCCAAATGCAGAAGATGGTGACGGGGACCTAAAGGTTCAGGATGGCTCGGTGTGGGAAAGACCAGCGAAACCTTCTGTTCCGGGCGCACAAAATACTACCGGCACTACCGACGCCGATATTCAAGAGACTAGCAATTCCCCAAAAGAAGTCGGACAGGCACTTAATTCAGCTGCCATCGAAAGAGAAAAAGAATACAGAGGGCAACATGGAGCCCCCGATAGAGATAGCGGAGCCCCCCTTCACGACATGATGTATCAGGGTGGTATCTACCCGGAGGATGTCTACTCATCTGATGCGGTGAGATTTTATGGCGTTGGCGATGACAGGCTAGACGCAATCGCTGCCGGCCTCATTAATAGCTACAGAGGTAGACCTAATGCGGTTGTCAGCATATATAGAGCTGTTCCAAACTCCAGAGCAAAAAGAATTGCAAATTTAGAAAAAGAAGCCGCCTACGTGATGAGGTATGGCAAGCCTCCAAGGTCAGCAAACACCAATTTGAGCACTTCTGATTTCTATCAAAAAGTTCTTGATGAACTTGAAGAACTTAGAAACCTACCAGAAGAAGAAAGAATTAAAATAAATCCAGGAGACTGGGTGAGTCCGATAAGGCAATACGTTATCGACCACGGCAATAGTCATCTAGGTGGACGTGGTAAATATCAAATAGTTTCTAAACGAGTAAAAGCAAAAGATGTCTATACCGCTGGAGATTCATGGCTCGAATGGGGGTACGACCCTGATGACTCAAAATCTGGTGGATTATCCTCGGGTGCTTCATTAGTAGAAAACGCAATCAATGATGATGCTGATGATGAAAGACTTCAATTAGCCGAAGCAATAGACAATGCACTTGAGCAACAGGTGGGATTGTTTATGCCCGGCTTGCTGTTGTTTGAGCCAGATAGCGATTCCTTCCAGTCATTGCGTGAAATTATCTCCGTTAAAGCACCCACAAGCACTGGTGCTCTTTCTGAAGCTGTAAAAAAATACAACGAGAGATATGGGACAAATCACGACCTAGCTAGCATGCTTTCTGAATTGATAGACAATCCGTCAGTTATGAATGCTACAGAAGGTCAAAAAGAAGCATTAATTAAAAAATTCTTTCCTTCTAGAAAAACTAGAGAAGACCTTTCCTTAAAAGAGCATCAAAGTACTGACTACAGGTATGGGGATAAAAATAAACTAGGAGGAGAAGTAAGAGCTACTTCTCCAGACTGGTTAAGGGGGATGACTCCAGAGCAGATAGCAAATGTTGTTATTCCAGAAGACGAAGAAGCGCTTCATCAAATGCTGGCAGATGAAGCTGGATATCTTGTAGATGGAGAAATAATTGATTCTGACGGCAAAGAAATGACTGGCCGTGAATTTGCTAATCAACAAGTTGTTAATTCAATTCCGTTGGACGAATCGTCGAAGAATAGAGAAATTCTTAGAGAAGGAATAAAAAATGCATTAATAAAATCTCCAGCTTTTCTTCAAGCTGTACAAAAATTTGGATTCCCACCAATTTACGTAAGTGATTCAGGAAAAATAAATATCCCGGGCCGAAATACAGACCGTTGGATTGGTGCATTCAACCCGAGTGTTCCTCACATTGCTATAACAACTTTTGGGATTGATGAAGTCATTACCCGTGGTGGGAAGTCAATTTCCGGACCAGTCGAAGAGTTGGGAATTGGCGACTTCTTCAATAATTCTTACGATTTAACCCAATTACACCTCGAGTCTCAGATAATGCATGAGTGGGGACATTATTTACTGTTTTTATTTGATGTACTAGATACTGAGTTCGCTACTCCTAGAAGAAAAAAGATAAGAAGCGTTGTAGGCGATGAGGCAACGAAGCAAAACATGGAAATTGCAAAAAAATATTCCGCAGCGAACCCAGAGGCACAAAATATTTTAGACCAGTGGGACCCTCCAGATGAATTTTATGAAGGAGACGGAATAGACGAAGTTTCAAAAGAATGGATGGACTCTCAGTCATTTCCATTCGCGATATCTCGTTATTCACATTCCTTAATAAGTGAACTGGGTGCAGAAGGTGTTGCTTTTGCTCTTCACCCAAATA